GTGCCTGGAATGTATCCTTTAAGCCATCAAAACTATCTGAAATAGAAGATGCAGCTTGAGCAGCCATAGCGTTAGCAGCGCCCTGTCCAGGAGCTGTTACACTCCTCCAAGTGATAGCCATATTAACCCCCACCTACTGCTGAACCATCTACTCTATTACGGCTCATATATGAGTCTACGGACTCTCTGCCGGAGTTAGGGCCCTCACCTGCCAATGCAGCGCGGTATTTAGCCTCTAAGCTGGTATTAATTGTCTGTGCTTGATTAGCAATATTACGGTTACCAAAAGCTTTATTAGTCCGCATCTGTTCTTTAGCCATCTGCATCTGCTTATAGCCCGTATATAAACCAGCTAAGTCTTTAGCTGCCCCAATACCTGCGCCTACAGCACTGAATGTACCTCTGTTAAGCCCAAAGCCTTCATTGCCCCATATAGAGCTAGCATTAGGGTTACCCCCAAATATATCATTAGAGCCTGTCATTCCCGCTTTGCCCGCTAAACTCGTAGAGCTAAACGGATCGTATACAGGATTATTCTGAGATACATTAGCTTGCTGTAGCTGCTGATAAAACTTCTCAAAGTCTATTAAGGAATTAGTATTGTCTGCTACCATGATTTATACGCCTGTATTGAATTCGTGTGTTGGTAAATAAGAGTCTACCACAGGTAACATTAACTTAGCAGCGTAAAAATCATCTACTAAGCTACTACTTATTGCGGCTAAACTTATTGTTGTGGATGTTCTATCGTAGAACGCTTGGGGTGATTCATTAATATCTGTATTGGGCAGTACTCTCTCCTCTACTATATCCAAGAGGCTGATCTCTACTCCGAAGTCTAAGATTTCTTGTGCATCCTTGATCTCTTCTAAACGTTCCTCATACTCCTCTGTATACTCATCGAGATCCTCAAGGATATCCTCAGTACGCTCATTCGTATAGGTGGTAGCCACTCGCAGGGTTGCTGTAAAAGTAGCAAACCAGGTCGTGGATAGGCTGGTAGTCAGCGCAGTCATATCTAGGTTACCTACCATTATGGATAGGATGACACCAAGTATTGCACCCAGGACTCCAAACTCCTCCACTAACCACTGAACGGCGTAGTTTAAGAGAACCATCGTAATAATAAGCTCGGCCAGAATAGCCATGCCTGCTAGAGACGCAAATACAGCTCCTGAGGCTTCTAAGCTAGCTCCGTAAGTTATAACCGCTATTACTATGGCCACAACTAACAGGATAGCTTTAAATAAACCCGTTTCGTACCACGCCAGCTTTTGTATCTGCACGGCATATATAAACAGCTTCATGGAGCCAAATACTAAGTCGTTCCTTAATTGAATTGGTACCCGGTTAACGACTGCATGTAGCAGGGGTATGTTGAGTTCATCTTCTCCTCCTGTAAACCTAACCTCCCTCTCATCGAATCCAGGAACAGCTATATTATGCACTTGGGTTAGCCCAGATACAGTTATCTTCTCATAAAGATCAGGATCAGTCGGATTCGCTTTAGGTAGTGGCCTGTTAAATACATACCGGTTAGAGGAGCCCGACGTATCACATATAGTTTGGCCGAAGTCATTTAAGTAACAGAACTCAAAATTCTCCCCTTCATCATACTCTGCCTGGCTATAAATGCGGATTCCCGGGAGTATTTCGGAGATGATATAGTTATAGGACAGCTTACTGTCTAAACCGCCTGCTTGTGCTACTTTAAAGGATATGTTCTGTCTTGTATTAAAATCTTCGAAGGTAGTTAAAGAATCTGGATTTCGTTCGTTAAGTAAGGAGAATGTTTCGGCTAGCCCTGCAACAGCCCACGCCTCTGTATTGGTAATACTTAAGCCAAAGCCTATGTATACGTCATCTACGCTCGCTTCATCCGCATTGGTTTTAATTGACTCCACTATATCGGCGGGGTCTATGCTTATTTTCTTGAGCATACGTTTAATGCTGCCTGACCCAGCTAACCCAGAGCCATCCTCCGCGTAATCTTGCCCGTTTAACCTAATGGGTACCAGGGGGTACACTTCCTCACTGAGAGGTAGGGGAGCAGTAGGCGCTCCTACAGCTGTGTGTAGGGCAGGGATAGTAGCTGGCGTAGTCTCTAGGTATATTTCATACCTAGTTGTAGCTGGCTGGCCATTAATGCTCCGAGTGAACGTAACGTAATGCTCAATACGTGCTAGGGCTGGATTAGCCACAGCTAGATGTAAGGCTTCAGTCCCTCCAGCACCTCCGACAAGCTTGTATATATTAACAATGGTGCCTAAGTACTCAAATCTACTGAAGGTGTCAGAGGAAGGTATAGGAGTCTCCTGTAAAGCATAATGTCCTCGATAGTCCTGCGCTCCTGTAACACCTGCAGGCAATGAGTGTGTAGCTAAAATAACAAGCTCCCCAGGGACATTATCTGCTAGCCAATCTGCCCACGCAGAACCTACGGTACCTTCGTCCAAAGTCGAGGTCACTAAAGTAGCCCCATAGTAGTAATCACCCTCGTTAGCTACCCTCCTCATAGCATTAATACCTGACACAGGCCCCGCGACGTGGGACATCAACAATCCATTAGCTATGTTTCTGCCCCCTATAATAGCAGTGGTTACTGCTTGTTGGGTTAGGTTAGGTAGCTCCTCGTATAAACGAGGAACGGAGACAGAAACATAAACTTTACTTGCCATTAGCTTGTAGCGGTAGCGGTAACCACTTTGCCCATCATGGCTAAAACTCCCGGCTTGTCTAGGCCAGTGCTCCCGGTAGTGGTATTCTCGTTCGTACTTAACTGCACGCTAAAAACATCAGTATAGAGCTTCGCACCTTTAATAACCCGATCAGCCTGGTACCCCGTCTGTTGTTCCCCATATAAGGCGATCTGGCTAGCTACCACTGATCCGGCGACAGGAGTACCATTAGCTTGTACTCTTTCTGTAGCAGTCTTCTCTACAAGTAACAGCTTCTCTTGATCAATTTTATCTCTCTGCTTAGTAAGGATATCCCGCTGAAGGGCTACAGCCGAGCCTAAGACACCTTTAGCGGGATCTGTCTTGGCTTGTTCAGCTATTACCTGTGCGTCCAATAAAAGACCTTGCTTAGCGACATGAGCAAAGGTTCCTTCTAAGTTACGATCTTGCTCAGCTACTAAAGCTTTATCGGCATCTACTTTAAGTTTCTGGGCATCTATAAGGGAACCTTGCTTAGATATATTAGCAAGCTCAGCTGTTAAGTTTTCGTCCTGTTGAGCTACTAACGCTTCATCCACAGCTAGCTTACTGGCTTGAGCGTCTATAAGTACACCCTGCTTGGTTATATTAGCTATCTCAGCAGTAGATCGCTCCTCTCGCAAGGGCTTCTCTAAAGAGTACTGAATAGATGCTTGGAGTACCGATCCCAACATGCTGGTATAAACAGTAGCGTAGTCATTACCTCGGATACGGTTCTCCGTATATTCCCGTTCAAGGTGTAACTTAGCTGAACGCATAAGGGCATCAAATATACCCGTACCTTCAAATTCTTCACTGGTTATGTCTTGTATGTTTGCTGTAGTAATGCCCATATTATGTTCCTATAAAAAAGCCCTAGATAACTAGGGCTATGTGAGAGTTATCGTAACCTACTGTGTTACACGTTAGCAGATTCTGCTCTTATAGCTTGAATCTTTTTAAGGTCATCTACTTCAGCAGGAGTTAGGTCAGGTAGAACGTCAATAGCAAACTCTTGAACTAATCTTGATTGCTGGTTACCTTTGCCAAACCTCTGCTGATACTTCTTTTCTTTAAGCACATTCAGCAATAACTGCTCAATGTGTACTGGGTGTCCATAAGGTATAAAGCGTTTTAAGCTACCTGTTTGGCTATTACCGCCCATTACGTACTCACCTTGTCGTTCACTGCTCTTAGTCTTCTGGTGATTCATGCATGTAGCAATAATGCGTATTAGTTTTGAAGCGTCTTTAGTTTTAGCTTCACGTAGTTCCTGCTCGTCTGGGGTTTTAATTTGCTCTAGTTGGGCTATGTGCCCCTTAATCTTAGCTTCTAATGTGTCGGGCCCAATATTAGGTGAATGTGAAATACCTAATGTAAGTGCCTGCTCTTTAAGTTGTACTATTCGTGTCTTCGTTTCCATATTAGCTCCTGTTGGTTATTTAGTTATAGCTGGTGGATAAAATACAGTCGGGAGGAGCACTCGGCTCCTCCCTCCCGTTACTTGTGATGACTAACTTACTTCTTAGCTACCACCTTGAACAATCCAATGAACTCTGGACGGCTAATCAAGCTACCGTACCACCATTGAATAGATCGACGGCCAATCTTGCCGTATGGATCTTCATGGCTCATGGTTTGCATACCTGGCTTCTGGTGCATAACAACCCATTTAGAACCGGTCTTGCCTCCGTTAGCTGTGTGGAAAGAAACTTCAGTAAACGCACCGGCGCTTAAAGCAAGCATTGGATATACGTCATAATTACCGTCAGTTTCGCGGTATCCGCCATTAGTACCTACAGTTGCACCTGCACCTGCCCAATGTAACATGCGAGGAGATACTACAATGCGGAAGGCATCAATAGAACCAATCTCACCATTCATTGGCTTAGAAGCGTCTGCGTACTCATGTACATGCTTGAATGCAGGGTTGCCAAAAGTGTCAACCATAGCTTTCAAAGTAGGAATCATCTCAGAACCAACAATTAATACGCGGGCTGCTTCAACAGTCTTAGTATCGTTCTTAGTAGAACCAAGGATAGCCTTGATCTTCTTAGGAGCTTTGTTGTTAGTAAGGTCAATGTCCAAACGCATGAAGTCATCATAGTTAGCACTAGATACAACACCTTCACCGGTTACTTCATTAGTAGCTGTAGCATCTCCACCGAAGCGAATAAGACCAGCACCGTTAAGTAAGTCGATTTGAAGGGCATCTTCGCCAATCTCAGCAGCTGCACGTAACAACTCACGATGAGTATGTTGCTCTAATTCAGCATCTGAATCGAAAGCTAGTGAATCAGCAGTGTACTCTTCAAAGATACCAAGTTGAGTAATAGTAGACTCAATAGATACACGAGTACTGCCTACGCGGTTAACACGTCCACCGTTCTCGCCTAGACCAGGCATCTTACCAGTAACGTTACCTACGTCACGGCTAGAACCCCAGAGGTTACCCGTAGCTGGAACTGCTGCACTTTCTTGTACAATCCATGCTGGAGTAAGAGCTTCTACAGCTGTCTTAGTAGTAGCATAGTCAGTATCAAACACACCTAGATTGGTGAATGTACTAACAGCGGCTGCTTTAGCGGCTACTAGAGCTGCTGCTGCATCTACGCCTTCGCCTACTGCGTACTGAGTACCAAAAGAGCTATTCTCACGGTTGTCGGCAGAGTTAGACTTAACAACACCTGAAACAATTAGAATGGTTACTTTTTGATTAACTGAAAGACCTGCGGCATCAATACCTTGGTCGGTGAAGTTACCGTCATGCAAAATAGGCAAGTAGTGATCTTGAACGATCTTCTTACCGTAATGCTTAGGCATTGCTTCTTTGTCTGTGAACTGACCGAAGTACAATTCTTCTTGAACTTCAATCAACGCTTTACGCTTATAAAAGTTCTCTCGTTGTTGTGAACCCACGCTAGACGGGGTACCGCCTGCTGGATCTTTATACTGCATTGCTGTATCAACCATAATTTATCCTATTTATTTAAACAGATCGCTGACGTCCATGTTTTTAATTTGGTCGTCAGTTAGATCATCAATGTTAACAGTTTGAGCTTTAGGCTCGCCTCTGTTCTTGTTGGTGGAGTCCGCAGCTTTACGCGCTTTCGCCTGTGCTTCGCCTACTTGCGTACCAATACTCGTGTTGTGTCCTGCTTCCTGAGTGCCCTCAGTACCCGCTAGGTATTCCCCACTACTTTGATCGTTGGTCAAATTCTCGTGTCCCGCTTCTGGCTTGCCGGCCGTACTCGCTGAGTGTTCCTGAATCTTACTCCAAACGTGCTTATATGCTGCAAAATCACTTAGACCTGGTAGGTTACCCATTGCCTGCTCTTTAGCTACGATACCCTTTATCTCTTGATAATAACCATTCTCATGGTGGGCACTTAACTGTCCGATCATGCTAGGGTCCTTTCGGATCTCAGCTTTAGAAGCATTGTCAAAGTCGTTTATAGTCTTCAACGTGTCGTCGTAACTGGCTGTATTACTGATATCAGCGAATGCGCTTTCTACCGCAAGCTGAGACTCAGGTACAGCGTAGTCTTGAGCGACATACTCCTCATCTGCATCTGTACTAACATCGAATGGGTCCATACCACTAGATGCCACTAACTTCTGAATAGCTGCCGGGTCTTTCTTGTGTAGCGCTATCAAAAAGTTTAATTCTTTAGGGTCTGTAATTCCGTTAGCTTTTAACGTACTTACTATCTTTAGGTCTGGTGCCAAATCTTGGATTCGCTTACCAGCTTCTAAGCCCCTTTGAGCCAATACTACTAGCTCTTCTGCCGAATTGACAGTTATTTCGGTATCACCCCGCATTAAAGGGGTCTTAAGTAGCTCCTCTAAGGAGTTAACTTTAGGTTTGGCTTCTTCTGTGCCTTCTTCCTCTGCGTCCTGTGAGGGCTCTTCTGTGGCTTCTGAGGCCTCTACTTCTTGCACTTCGTCCGTATCTGTAGCTTCAAGGACCGCTGTATCGTCCTCTACAGTACTCTCTTCTGCTTCATTGGCTGCTGTAGGGATATCCTCAGGGGTATCCAACAGGTTAAAGTCTGCATCGCTGTAGTTATCATA